TTCTGCTAGTAACAAATTTAAACTGCGGCGCGCTGTGCGGAAGTCATAGCCAGTACGTAGCTCTAATCCATTGCGCTCAAACGCCTCCTCAACGATATCGTTAAGGGTAGGATTAAACGCTGTGGTACTGGTTGTGTATGGCATTACTTCTTCCTTGCTGCACGAATATTATCAACCAAATTGGGCCAAGGTCTGCCTGCTGCTTTAGCCATTCTCTTAGCAGCCGCCTTCTTTACAGCAGTAAGTACAGACGGTTTACCCAATTCCTTCGGACGCGGCTTATCCCACACAGGCTTTACTTTCCCACCCTTCTTATACTGGGTGAAATCTGTATCGTCCCTGCGGGCTTTCTTAGCGCCCTTGGGCATCTTAGAAGGGGCTATGTCGCCCATGCCGCGTGAAGGTCTCATTAGCAGTAACCGCCTTTTTTCATACCTTTAGCACCGCCCATGATGCCTACGTTCTTGCCGGAGTTACCAAGGTTCTTGCCTTTGGTTTTGCCTTTAACAGCAACGCCATCACGGCTAGGAGCAGCAGTTTTAACAGCACCCATCTTAGATGCAGCCATACCACCTTTTTTCATGCCTTTCATTTCGCCCATCTCATGTTTGATCATGGATTTAGGAGCGCCCTTAGATTTCATAAACGACACTTCCTTCTTAACCATCTTCTTTGACTCAGCCATACCGCCTCCTGATTTAGTAAATTCTTTACCCACACTCTGCGGCACACCGGCCTTTTTGGCAAACGCAGGGTTGTGAGCTACCGCCTGCATAAACCTTTCCTGCTTTTTACTCACGCTAGGCACGAGTCTTACCTCTAATAGCGCAACCATCTGCACGGGAAGAAGCACTGGAAACTTTTCCACCCTTCTTAAATGCTTGCATAGGTTGTTGCTGAGGATTAGGCGCACCTGCATTAGCTTGTGGCTGCATGTTGAACGTCTGATTTGTGCCGCCATTCTGACCGCCAGCTTGAGGCTGATTGCCATAGAAAGGATAAGTAGGCTGCTGTGTCATACCGCCGTCTGCGTATTTAGTCTTAGCCATTAGCACATCTTTCCACGAGTTTTACCGCGCTGGGCTATACCGTCACCACGGCTAGACGCGCTACCACCAGAAGCCATCTTCTTTGTCTTGCCGCCTTTTTTGAAATAGCGGCCACCTTCATTTTCAAATGCTGCTTCTTCTGCTGTCATGCTACGCACAGGAGATCTGGTTGTACCACCCATCTCACTTTTTTCACCTCTTGTGCCAGATTGCATTTTCTTGCGGTTTGCAAGTAAACCTGCGCCGGCAGCACCAGCAAGACCAAGACCAGCAGCAAGAGCAGCTTTAGAAAGTCCAGAATCACCAGTAGGTTTAGGTTTAGCCTTAGAACTAAAGTCTTGACTACCCATTTCTCCAGCACTAACTACACCGCTGTAACGTGGCTTTGGTCTAGCCTTTTTCTTCTCTGGCCCAGTTGTACTAAATGTTCTAGTCTTCGGAGCGTAAATATCGCTATCATCAGCGGCAGGAGAACCAGAAGCTATACCTTTAGGAGATTCTTTCTCAGTATCTTTTACAGTGTCTTCTTTGATTGACTCAGAAATATATTCTTTGGGGCCAGACATTGTTGATGTCGCACCAGCACGTTTGCCCATAGTTGCGTAATCATCTGGGCCAGCTTTAGGACGATCTTCCTCTTTGCCAAAGCGTGTGCGAACTGGCTCGCCAGAACTAGAACGGACTGGATTACCGGAACTGTCTGTAAGAACTCCGCCTTTATCGTAGCGTTTAACTTTGCGTTTCATGACTTATCCTTTTTGGGAAATAAGTTGATCAATCTTTGCTTCAAGCTTGTTAAAGCGTTGATCAATGTGGTCTGTAATCCGTTCAACTTCTGCATTAGTGACGTTATCACGGGCAATTTCCTCACGAGTCTTGTTCAACAAGATCGTAATGCGCGACAGTTCAGCAAACTTTTCGTGCGCTATATACGCAAAAAGCCCAGTAAATAGACTTAATACAGTCATCCACAGGCCATTTATATCTAACATTTCCACTTCCTCAATGCTTTATTGATACGGCTATCTGGATCTTTTGCTGTCTTTGGGGACGTCAACTTCTTCTTTGCCCCCTCCATCCGCGCACAGAATGACTTCTTCCGTGAACCACCTTCTGGCTGAGGGGCTTTCAGACCTGGCTTCTTCGGATTGGCTGCGTTGTAGGACGCCCGTCCTTTGGCGTTTAATCCGCCCGACGGAGCTTTCCCTTCTTTGCGCTGCCATGCCGGAGTCTTAGCCATAGATAACTGTCGCAGTAGCGTTGCCACAAGTAACAGCTAAATTGCCAGAAGCAATAATGCCTTCACCTGGAAGCAATACATTAAATGAACTGCCAGTGCCGCTAGAAGAAGCAAAGAACCAAATGTTAGTAGTACCGTTATTAACAGCTACATTGCCGCCGATACCAGCACTAATGGTCACACCCTTAAATCGAGTGCGACCTTCAAACACAATAGTTTTGCCGCCCGCGTTACACCAAGTAGCTTTAACGTCTGTTTGCATCATGGTGATGCCTCCTTATTAGACGTTCTGTTGACCGAACAAATAGTCAGTAACGAAGTAAGTAACAAAACCAGCTACAGAGCCAACACCTGCGCTTGCGCTCTCAGTTGTCAATACAGTGTTAACCGTTGCATTAGCTACAGTACCAAGGCCAGCGCCATTACCTACACCGCCAACAACAATCACGCGGTTTGAAGTAGCAGCAGTAGCATTCGCGTAGAAAGCAGCATCAGAAATACCACCAGTAACGGTAGTAAAACCAACATTGATTGAGCCAGATGTAATAGGTGTAGTGATAGTAACTGACGTTACTACAGCATTAGCTGGAAGAATTACTTCGGAAGTCTGACCGGACGCAACAACAGCGTTACCAGATACAGCTACGTTAGCAACATAAAAGGAAGCAGCCATCAGGCCGGATCCACAATAAGCCTGACGGGTCGTGTCGCCGCCGCCAGAGCGCCAAATACTTTGGGTGGTTGAAATAGGCATTTAAATTTTCCCTCATGCGGTTAGGTGTTGGCAGTCTGCATGAAGTCAGCCGGGACTGTCTGCCACACCGGTATTACCCGGAATTCATAGGTTTATACTATGAGGGTTAAAGAAATGCAAGAGGAATTCTATTGTTCTAGCTTATTTGATTTACGAAGGTTTTCCTCCTGCGTAATCACCCTCAAATTCCATGGAACGTGCAGGCCGCAAACGGCATCTGATATCAGTGGAACTATGTGATCCACCACATACCGCTCGCCAGTTAGCTTAGTCAGTTCCATTGCTTGTAAGTAGAGTTGCCGCATAGCCAGCTTGTGCCCAGTTGTAATCCATTTGGGTGTTGCATCTCGATGCCGACGTTTCCTAACGCTAGTCAGTGCTTTGTAATAGTCAGGATTCTTTTCTTTGTGTTTTTTCCTATACTGATTTATCTCATCTTTAGATCTGGCATTCGCCCTAGCTTTTACAGCTTCTTTATTCTTTTCATAGTAACGCTTACCTGCTGCTTTACTTGCTTCCGTTTTAGGTTTTTTACTGCGGTTAGCATTGTCTTTAACCCAGTCTTCTTGCAAACATTCCACACAAGAACCTTTGGTTTTTCGTAAAACTACATGCCCACGAATGCAGGGCTGTCCAGTGAAATAATACTTAATGCCGAGTTTCTGCGCTTCTTTGCGGTTATTTGGGTATTCGCTGTAATCCATGATCTCCTCCTTATACGATACGAGAAATCATAAAATAAAGCTGGAAATAAAACAAGGGGGCCGAAGCCCCCTTGAGATACCGCATAGATACTGGCTTATGCGCCTTGTGAGCCAAACATACCGAGCGGGTCACTCCATCCAAATGAGTAACGCTCTCTTGACTTATATCTAACATTTCCTGTGTCAAAATCTCCGTCCATCGAGTTCGACAAAGGTGTACGAATAAAGTGCTTCATGCCGTTTGGAACGTCGGTAGTTAAATACCAGCCGTTGTTGTCGGTCAAGAAGTGGTTAATCGTATAGCCTTCTGGAATCGAACCATTGTTCTTCAGGGCGTTGATATCGTTGTCGTTAGTACCAACACGGAGGCTGGTTTCCAACAGACGAGTAGCAACGAACTGGAGAGCTGATGGAACAATCAGCTTGCGTGGTTTAGCAGCGATCAACAGATCACGTTCATCTGTCCAAGCGGCGATTTGAATAACTGCGTTTTCCAACGAAGTTTCATTCAAGTCAGCTTGAGTAGATGGCGTGTTGCTGTTAGTACCGCCAGAGACCAAAGGATGTGCTGTCGAGAACAGAGCAACACCGTCGCCACCTGGGTAGCTAGCGGAGAAGCCATTGTTAATAACGGCAGCAGCTTTGACCTGCTTGGTGTACGACATAGCACGAGCCAAGCCTTTGGTGTAACGAGCCGACAGTGAGTCGTACAAGTTGTCCTCGATAGCCTCTTCGGTCAGCGAGAAACCAAGTGCAATAGTTTCGTGGTTGTATCGTGCTGTCCATGCTTCTTGACCGTTGTCATAACGAATGGCACTGCCCTCGTTTTTGACTGGCGCGGCTGAGAAACCAGACAGTTTTGTTTCTTCTTCGAACGAACGCTCGGAGGTCTCTGTTTCGTAGATCTCTTTGTGTTCTTCGCCGTAGCGTGCATACTCCAAACCGAACAAAGCGTTCAGGCCAGGCAGCAGCTCTTTCAATAGTTGT